AGTGCGCCGAGGCCAGACATATCGCCGAACTCCTGCCATGCAGTGCCGTTAAATATAAATTCTTTGCTGCCGTAATTGGCGATGTTACCCTTTTTAGCGGTGACACTTTTGCCGCCGATTGTAATTGGGTTTGTGGTCGCGCCATCCGCAAGAGCTGTTGTGGTTACGCCAAGATACTCCGTATAGGAGTCCAGCGCCTCAATCTGTTCCCGTGCCCATGCGTCCTTAAGGTTATACTCAGTTCCAGAAGGTAACTGAATTTTGCTGATGTCTGCCATGATTTAAGTCCCCCTTATAAGGTAGTAAATTTTATGAGCTCATCAGAAACTACAGCTCTAACTTTGTTGTTCCAAAACACCCTTTCTTCAGGCGTTATGTGAATATCATGGTTGTTGATATGCTCCATGAGTAATTGGTCAACGAACGGCGTGTCAATAAGATACGCGCTTCCATCGCCTATTTTTATACCTGGTATGTTGACTATGTTCCCGTTCTCTTCGATCTGCTGGTAATCGGTGTAAATATAAATCGCACCGGCTTCACCAACTAACGACCTCTGCGAGTTCCACCACTCTGTCGTGCCTTTTATTACTTTACCGATGTTTTCGGGCTTGTTGATGATGTTAGCATTCCCATACTCCGCATTCCAATCAGCATTAGGATTGATCTCAAATCGTTCCAAATATCCGTCAACGTCGGCATCAATGTAGATCTTACCGTCATCGGTTGTAAGGTACACGTACCCGTCAGTTCTGGTGGCGGGGAGTTTTTCTGATCTGCCCCGAAACACTTTGAAAGACGCCACAGTAACTCCCCCTTTCTATAGCTCTTGCCATTCGAGCTCCTCGGGAATATCAATAAGGAAACGCCAAGCCGTATCATCTTCCTCGGAATACTTCCAGTAAAGATCGCGGCCTACGACTTTTAACTCGCACACGTCCCCTCTAGGACCTCGTTTTGCAATTCCTCCACCAGATAACGAATACACTTTTGCCAATCCTCCGGATAAAGAACCAGCTGTACGAATATCTCCGCTTATTCCCTTTTTCTCGCTAAGATTGCCCTTCAAGCTTGATTTCTGCACATAAATATCATCCATCAGTACACCTCTTCCTTGGTTCTGAGCGTGCCTGTGATAAACGTGTCTACAGTGCCGTCGGCCATTGTAAGCTCGATGTCATACACATAGGAGGACGGGGCTTTAAGCATCTTGGTTTCTTCGGCGGTGAGCTCCAGGAGCAGATCGTCATTGCTTATCGGCTTTAATATCAATGGCTCATCATCTCTGTAAGTCTGCTTTAAAGCAAATCTGAATGAATCGCCAGTCTGAGGAATGTACGGATCTCCGTCAGCATCATAGACGGAAATCTCTACTCTAAGAGTGTCGCCCTTTGTTATTGTAATGGTTGTTCCGTCAATTTTTACCATTGGAGCCCTTCTTTCTGCTAATGGTGAGTTGCTTCAGTTTCACGAAGGCAAATCGTAGCGATGAACTTGCCGTTGCGATTAGTTACTGTTGGAGGCGTGATCAAGTCAAGATCCGTGTAAAATCCGGAAGGCGTTTCTTTATCGCTGCCATAGAATCTTACTTCATTTAGATTTTCAGAAGTAACTTTTTCGCAAAAAGCGATCGCGTCCTGCTCCGTTTCTGCCACGTGCTTTATCTCGTCAAGAAAAGCGCCATCTTCTATCTCGATAAGTTCACCGTCAGCAAATGAAATGTAGTTACTCATATGACCTCCTTAGCTATCAACTACGCCGTGAGGGGCATAAGAGAACGAAACGTTTATGCTAGATACCGTTTGGCTAACATCTGACATGAACCTAAACTTGTTACTTCCGTTCCCATAGTAAACGTTGAAAGAAGCCGCAGCTCCTGCCCATGCAGAAATATAACAACCAAGATGCACAACACCGCTGGGTAAACCGGCATCAAATTCATCGCTATAGTATGCGCCGCCAGCGCTTCTAGTCGTTATAGCAACGTCAGTACACACAACAGTTTTTCGATGAATCCTGTAGTCGTTAATCTTGTCATTCAGGGTTTTGGCCATTCGAGCATCTAGAACATACCCAGCAGAAGTCGTGGTCGCATTATTCTGTGCTTGAATCCATGTTCCTTTTCCGCTCAGGTAATAGGACTGATCGTTCTGAAGCTTCCGTAAAAGCCCGTTCGCATCCGCTGTGGCCAGAGTATATGGCGCAGCCCATGTTCCGTCGTTGCGAAGAAACGTAGTAGTGCTAGTACCGAGTCTTGGTCCAGACACAACTCGATTTGCGCTGTCAAACTTCGTCAAATATCCAGCATTGCCAGACCCTGTGATATTGCCGTCAATACTAGGGGTAACTGCAACAAACACTGGAGTTCCATTGCCCTCGGAAACATTGAACCCGTTCGTTCCGGCGGTGAAAGTGTACTTTCCTGCGTTGGGAGCAGCCCATGTTCCGTCGTTACGAAGGAACTTTGTAGTATCGGAGCCGAGTTTAGGGCCATTTTCAATGGTGAGCCCATCCTTAAATTTCGCCAAATATCCAGCAGTGCCGTTGCTCGCCTTGACCTTGGTGTTAATGAGCTGAGTCAGGTGACCGATCTGATCGATCTCTTCCGGCGTAGGCGTCAGATTCTCGACATGAATATCTTCCCAAATACGCACTTTGGCCGGAGCGCTATGCCACTCTTTGGTAACAACCTGCTGGCTATTAGTGATGACAGCGCACACATTGAACAGCACTTCTCCAGCGGTTTTTGTAACGTTCTTGTCAAATATCCAGCTGAACGTTGCGGTGTCGTCGGTAAGAGCGAAATCAGTAGGAATGTAGTAGTTCACTAATGCCGGAGTCTTGTACATAATGCGGACAGCAGAACTGGACAGGCTAAAAGCAATATCAATGCCAACGGCGTTTGGAACCGTGAACTTGATTCCAGATACTCTATAGTCCTCCTTCATTGCAAGAACTTCGTGAGTATCGAGAACTATTGCCCTCGAAAGAGGGTCAATCGTTGCTTTAAGTAACATTTAGACCCTCCTTTTTATGACTGGAGTGTTCCGGATACATAGTTATTGTGGGCTATGAAATGGTTCGATGCAGTCTTCTCGTTCGTGAAAGAATTCTTAAATATATTGTTAAGAATATAGATCGAATCCTTGGCCGATGCCGGATTTGGAGTCGGATTTGCAGTTGTTCCGCCTTCGATTAGGCATGAAGTTGCTTTGTTATCGGAAATTAGAATATCTCCGACTTTTCCTCCTGTTGCATCATTAGGATCATTTTCACGTACTGCCGTTTTGACCTTAAAGTCGGCGCGCCCAGTTTCTCCCTTGCCGTTATTGGCATATGTTGAATTACCGGTGTATCTCGTCCCATATTCAACATACCCGCAGTATATACCGTCAAGACCATTGTTTGCCACCGTGTTGTTTGTTACGCTGCTAAATGCTCCGGAAAAAGCAATGCCTACTCCTGCGAAATTTGCAACGAAGTTATTGGCAATGGTCCATCCAGTTGCGCATCCGTTCATCGTCTGAATTCCCCGAGACTGGTTCACGCTAAATATCGTGTCGTACGTAGCGCTGTCTTTTTGTCTGCCAATAAAGTTATTGTCAGTAATACGCACTCTCGTGGCTTTGCCAGCATTCGCAGCGAATCCTGCTTGGCAAGAATATACATCATTTCCGCTAAAAATAACGTCCTGAGCCACAACAAATCGGCAAGCAGCCCCCATGTTGAGGAAGTGGTTATTAACGATTCTTATGTTTCTCACTCGTCTGCCATCGTATACATTACCCTGCTCTGTTGTGCTGCTGATGTATCCGGAGTGGTTTCCAATTGCAACCGGGGTAAGAGAGTGAACACGTTGCGATTGACCCGATTCTACAGGAAACTCTCCCTGAATATACGACGCTGTCCCAGAAAAAGTGCAATTAGAAATGATGACATCGTGTGTATCTCCAGCGTTTCCGCTTTCGACAGTATTATCCCACGGACCAACGAATGGAAACACACCGTACCCAGAAGCAAAATCCAACTGTATCATCTCACTCTGGGCTCGGCAACCGCCATAATTCGAGAAGAAGCAATTGTCAATCACAACATCGAAACATGTATTGATCTCGATCATATGCCATGCTTTCACGTCATAAAATCTGCAATCTCTAATTACGATATGACTGGCATGCCCGAAACCGATCGCAGCGCATTCTTCAGCAGACGAAGTTTCATGCGGCCTGAAATACATTCCGATGATGTTAATTCTTTCTGCGCCATTGTTCCCGCTTGCACCATTTGTTTTGTTTACTATCGCGGCTTTCGAAAAAGTATCGCTGGTCGTAGCCACAGGTCTAAGGGTGGCGCCGTTTCCAATAATTGTTGTAAAACTAGGCACTCTTAGCGTTTTCGACAGCTTATACTCTCCTGCCGGAAAGAAAAAGATCGCTGCAGTAGGCGTTCCGGAAAACGTCTCGGTTACGGGTGTGTTTGTGTATTGATTGATTAAACCCTGTAGGGTGTTATAGTCGTCCGTAGTTCCATCGCCCTTCGCCCCATACTCTTTAACGTTAATGATGGCGGCGTGGGCATTGTTCATGAATTTAAGCAGAGTTGCAGAATCGGCTTGAAGCGATGCAATGGCGCTATCGTACGTGCCAACTCTTGCATCAACGTTGTCGACCCGTTCTCTGAGGGCGTCCGTACTCTGGATCTTGTTCATCGCCTGACGAATATAAGTGATGTCAGAAGTGTTTAGCCCGCCATTCTTGATCTCGGATTCCTGCACAATGAGATTGAAGTTTGCGGTTCCGAGAATGTTGCCAGTCACATCGGCAATTGTCAGACCGCACACAACTTTACCGGCTTCAACGGTCATCTGCGGCTTGAGATCCACAGTAACAGCGTTCCCGGTATAGGACGTGACTCCGTAAATAAACGACCATTTGGTCTTATTGCCACTAATGGTGATGGTGCATCCGGACGGAATGGCAAACGGAGCTTCTCCGTGGTAGAGCTTAAATATCAATCTTCGGCTACCAGAGTCAAACTGATCAACATAGACCTGAGCAGAGATAGCAGAAGTGTCCAGATTAAGCGCCACGGTCTTTGAGGCCATCAAAGCCATATTAGTTCCTCCTTCCATAGGAAGAAAGCAGCCTCTCCTGACGAAATATCAAGAGAGGCCGCCCCTAGTTAACCGTTATACTGGTCCGTGCTGATCTTCAGAACAGCTCCGAGGAACGCATCCACCGCCGTGATGGTTCCCACAATCTGCTCGCCGTACGGCAGTCCCCAGATTCCTGCTAAGGCAAAATATAAAGTGCCTGCAGCAGGCAGCACAATCTGGGCTACGAATTTGAGCTTGTCATAGGTTTCGTTAGTCATCTTCATAGCGCACCTACGCTTTCAGCTTGTTGATGCAGTCCTGAATGGCGCCACGCTCAGTTTCGTTGGATGCGTCTCCCATCATGGAATATAAACCATCAACCATGCGGGTTTTCGCATCTGTCCTGCTGTAGCGTCCCATAGAATCTCTCCTGGAAGAATATCCAGAGCTATTGCCGTTGCGATAAGAATGGATGTCGTAATACCGATCGTCGTATACATACGGCATCCTTCCGGAATAGCCCTCTTCCATGGCCATTTCCTTCTCATTGATCTCGCAAATATCTTTCAGAACGTCAACTGCTTTGTAGACACTCTCCAGCTCTGCCGGGGAGAGAGTGCCCTTCTTCACAATGTTGTCAAGCTCCTTGTGCAGAAGCATTTTGAGGTCGTCGTAAATTCGTTCCATACGCTACCTCCCTCAGCCTGCGGTTGTCGCTGCCGTGTTGCCCTTAATATACTGCTCGATCATGGCGGTCTGAGCAGCATTATTTGCCATCAGTGTTGCAGTCTGAGCCGTCTGGGACGCGGCGAGATTAGCCATGTTGAGCTTGGTCTGAAGCTCGGTAATCTTCTCGTTCTTCGCGTCGATCTTGTCCTGGCACATCTGGTTGTAGATACCCTGGAATCCGGCGTTCATCGCATTTGTGAGCGTGTTCAGGGCATCACTAACCGCAGCTCTATCGGCGCAAGCCTCGGTCGCTACCGTGTATTTCAGATCGGCAGTAGCGGCTCTGTTCTCGCAGCAGCAATTCTGCAGGCTCATTGCAAGCCCATTCATGCTCTGCATGTTGGCCATCTGGCGAGCGTTGTTCGCCACTTCAGCGGTTGAGAAGCCGTTATTAACAGCGTTTACTACACTGTTGAATCCATTGCACTGGCCCTGTGCAAGGGATGTGATGGAAGCATTCAGACCGTTAATGCCGCCCATCAGGGACTGCTGATCGAAGCCCCGCTGAATATCATTGTTGATGACCATTCCGGGTGCGCCGGCTCCATTGCCAAAGCCTCCCCATCCGTTCCCCATAAACGCAAAGAGGAACAGGATGATGATCCAAAAGCTGCCGTCACCCCAAAAGCCGTTTCCAAAACCGCCACCGTTGTTCCCGACCACTGCTGCTACATCTGCAGCGCTGAGACCATTGCCATTGTCTGTTAATGCCATTACCTAGTTACCTCCTAAACATTTGCTGAAGCTGTTGCGCGAGCTGAGATAAGTAGTTGAATTGCTGCTGGCTCATCCGGCCTGAGTTTAGAAGATTCTGAACTTCCTGTCGAGGATCGCCCTTGAAGTTGTTTCTGAACTGCATAAACTGCGTGAACAGATTATTCTGTGGCTGCTGATTCCCGCCAAACTGGTTATAGAAGGGATTGCCCATGATCATGCCTCCTTATTAACCGGAGCGTTCAAATATCTATCTACTGCTTTAGCAACCAACTCCCCTATCTCGTCTCGCTTCACGAACAAACTGGCATCGATAGCTGTAACCTGCTCCGGAACAGGCTTAACCGGCGTAATTCTCTCCACCAGATCGTACGTTTTCATAGGTAAATATCTTCCGCTAGCATCAGCGGACTTGAAATAGATTACAGGAGCATTAGAGTCCATCAATATAACGCTCTGACCAGGCGCCACAAGAAACGCCTCTGCTCCTGCCTGTCCTTGCACCCACTGGAATGTATTCTGTGCCTGCTGCTTCGGCTGCATAGGTTGATACATCTGCCCAAAATTAGGCATTTGGAATGCGTAAGGATTAAATAGTTCTGCCATGCCGATCTCCTTTCAGATAGACATAAATAGGAATCTCACGACCAGAATCCCATGAGTCGTAATAGTCCCCATTTACCACCGCCACAACATGTTCTCCAGTTCCCAATATAAATGCCCCGACTGGATTATCGGCCGCAAAGTCAGCAACCGTATAACAATCGGGGCAAGAATCAGGAAGGAGTGCCTTAGTAAAGCCTTTAGAACGAAGATAGTTTCCCCAAACGCTGTTTGATGAGCCCCAATTGCAATCCATAAAGCCTTGAACACATAACTCGAGATATACCCGATACCACGATTTGTTAAAGACTTTGCAAAGGGCTCTGATCACGCAATCCCCAACGGATTTCCCGCAAGGATTCGGGTTGAAATGGACGTACATTTACTCTTTTCCCTCGAGCCGGTCAACCCTTTTTTGAACGCTCGATACAGATGCCTCGGCTTTTGCTATTCGTTCTCGGAGCTGGTTTACTTCGACTTTTATTGAACGTAAGTCCGTCTTGATCTCCGTGATTCCTTCTGAAATGTTTTCCAGTTTGACAACGATCGTTGTGAGTTCTGACGTTTCCTCTTTATTAGAGTTTCGAAGGAACACATAGACGGAAAATGCCAGCGAGCAAATAGAAATTAAGATCGGTAACGTTAAATTAGTCATATGTTCTCCTTCTGAGGTTAACCGCCGCCATGAACATCGTCTTCAAGATGGTACTCTCCGCTGTCTCCAGACGTAGAGCCGCCTCCGC